CCTTAATGGCCTTGGCTCCATCCGTGGGGCCATGTACGACTTTGAGAAGGCTGGAGACGTCCTTCCAAAGCACAATCACACCGAAGACAACATACACATCACCATTGTGGCGCGTGGCAAGATTAAGGCGTACTCTCATGACTGGGAGCTAGAGGCGGTGGCCGGACAGATTCTGGATTTCCGCCCCGGGGAGCCGCATGAGATTCTGGCTTTGGAAGACAACACACGCATCTTCAACATCATCAAGAACCCCGACTTAAACGCGCCCATCGGGCCAATGGACTACCAACAGGAGCAACCATGAAACTGATCGCCATCATCCTCTGCGCCCTGTCCCTGACAGGCTGCGCGACCAACTCTGAATACGCTGCCTACGCTGACGCCCACAAAGCCCAAGCAGCAGCCCAAACAGCCCGCTTCCAAGCGCTGGCTGACATCGCTCGACAGGGTGACACCACTGCCAAAGTCGCTGCGGTTATGTCTTTGCAAATGGGTGGTGGTCAGCAGAACGCTCAGATCAACGCGCCCAAGTCTTGGGCCGACTACGCCATGCAGTGGACCGGCTTGCTCTTGCCAACTGTCGGCCAAATCTACACGGTCAATAAGCAAACCAGCTTGGGTATGCGCCAGTCCGACAACGCGACGGCTCTGGGCGTCAGCACCAATGCAGCGTTTGTGGGCATCGCCTCGCAGATTCAAGCGCCAGCGGCCAATATGACGATCAGCGGCACAGGCGTGATCGGTGCAGGTTCTTACTCGATTGGAGCAAACAGTGGGGCAAACTCTGGCAACTCTGGTCGCCTTGCTGGTGGCTCTATTACTGACAATACGGCTACTCCAACTGTGGTGACCAGCACCAACACCACCACGACCAACACCATCACACCCGCAGTGGTGCCATGAGAGACTGGGCCGTAGCATTCATTGCAGCAGCCCTTCTTGTTGGGATGGCGGTGTGGTGCGCCAAAGTGTTGATCTGGAGTTTGAATGGCGGATTCTGGCGATAAAGCCCTCGGCGTGCTGGACAAGGTGCTGGCCTATGTCGATTCACCCTTTAAGCTGGTCGCCATCCTCGTCATGGGTCTGGTTGCGTTTGCCGGGTACTTTGTCTGGCAGAACCAGACGGTGCTGATTGGTGCATACCAAGAGAACAAGAAGATGCCCGTGATCCACGAAGATCGGGTTGACGATGCGGCAAGTGTTTTGTTCAAACAGACCGACGCCAAGTTTGTTGCCATCTTCAAGGTCAACCCAATTTTTGGCACACGGGTCTTGTACCGCCTGTACACCAAGGACGGGCGCAGTAAGGAGATGGAAGGTTTGGATGTTGGCCTGTTCACAACGAACGTAGCAAACAACAACGACGTGGTGAAGTTGATGGCGGGTGAGACGCCGTGCAGTCCATATCTGAGGGCGCAGTCGGAGTTGGGCATTTGGTATATTGCGCAGGGCGTTTCGTTCACCTGCCGTATCAGCATACCGCCAGATCGCAGCAGGTTCATTGGGCAGATTACGGCTGGCTGGGTAGAGCAGCCGCAGAACATGGAGCACGTCCACTCCATGCTGGACATTGCAGCAAACATGCTTGTTAAAAGGGGTCATTGATGCTTTCACTGTTTTCAACTCTTGGGGGTCTGCTGATCTCCGGCCTCCCAAAACTGCTGGAGTACTTCCAGAACAAGGCTGACCAAGCGCACGAGCTGAAGCTGGCCGCGCTGCAGAACGAACGTGAGCTGGCTATGGCTGCGCAGGGTTTTGCCGCCCAACTGAAAATCGAAGAGGTCCGCACCGATCAGGTCCAGATGGAGACCGATGCCCGGATGACCGAGGCAGCTCTTGAGCATGACGCCAAGGTGCTTGAGAAGGCCTCCACATGGGTTTCCAACTACGTTGGAACTGTTCGCCCCACGGTGACCTATATCTTCGTGCTGGAGCTGGTTTTGATCAACGCCTTCATGGCTTGGTATCTGTGGAACCACCCCGGCCTAATCACCAACATTGATGACGTCATCAAGTACGCCGACCTGATCTTCAGCGCTGACGAGATGGCAATGCTGGGCGGCATCATCGGTTTCTGGTTCGGCTCTCGCGGCTGGAGCAAGAAGTGAAACTGAGCAGGGCAGGCGAAGACCTGATGCACCGGTTCGAGGGCAAACGCTCTCGGCCCTACCTTTGCCCTGCACACATCTGGACGATTGGCTACGGCCACGTCCTGTACCAAGAGCAGATCAGGCTTCCCATGGTCCGGCCACCGGGCAAGACCAAAGAGGACATCCCCATGATCCGCAGTGAGTTCCCACTGAAACCGGAGGACAACCGTGTTTGGACGAAAGAAGAGATCGACGAATTATTCCGAGTTGATGTCGGAACTTTTGAACGGGGTGTTCTTCGTCTTGTTCCCGGCGTGGTTGGGCGTCAAGGCAGCTTTGACGCTCTGGTCTCTATATCCTTCAATTTCGGGCTAGGCAACCTCCAGCGCAGCACCATCCGAATGAAGGCAAACCGGCGTGACTGGGATGGCGCAGCCGATGCGTTCCGGGCTTGGACCAAGGGTGGCGGCAAGGTTCTCCCCGGGCTGGTCAAGCGCCGAGAGGCCGAGATTGCGCTGTTCCTGAGTTAAGTGCGAAAATGCCACAAAGCTGAGGTAAACGATGCCACTCAAGAAAATCCTGTTCAGGCCGGGTGTAAGCCGAGAAAACACCAGATATTTGTCGGAAAACGTCGGACCCACAGGGGTCAACGGCGCATATTCGGCTGGCTGGTACGACTGCGACAAGGTTCGCTTTCGCTCTGGCACTCCCGAAAAGATCGGCGGCTGGGATCGCATCTCGGCAAACTCCTTCCTTGGTGTATGCCGGTCGCTTTGGAACTGGGTGACGTTGGGCGGGGCCAATCTGCTGGGCGTGGGTACGAACCTCAAGTTCTACATCGAGAGCGGCGGCTCGTACTATGACATCACGCCGATCCGTGGAACACCCGGAACCATCAATAACAACCCGTTTGTCGCTACTCTGGGCTCCAGCGTCATCACCGTCACAGACACGGCTCATGGTTGCTTCACTGGGGACTTTGTAACCTTCAGTGGGGCTGTGGGGCTTGGCGGCAACATCACGGCAGGCGTGCTCAACGCAGAGTACCAAGTCACCGTGGTAAACGCGAACACGTACACCATCACCGTCTCAGCTACGGCCAACGCCACGGACGTATCCGGCTCCCCGGGCGGCGGGGCTTCGGTTGTTGCCGCGTACCAAATCAATACGGGTTTTGAGTTTGCGGTTCCCGTGGTCGGCTGGGGTGCGGGCGGCTGGGGAACTGGTGTGTGGGGAACGGGCACTTCGTCCTTGGAAACCCTGCGGCTGTGGAGCCAGTTCAACTTTGGCGAAGACCTGATCTTCGGGCCACGAGGCGGAGCCATTTATTACTGGGACTCTTCGGCTGGCACAGGCACCCGGGCGATCAACCTGACAGCGATTGGCGGCGCTTCGGATGTGCCCACGGTTCAGAACACCATTTTGGTCTCGGATGTGAGCCGCTTTGTGCTGGCCTTTGGCTGCAATGATTATGGAAGCGCCGACCAAAGCCCGATGCTGATCCGCTGGTCTGACCAAGAAAGTGCGGCAAACTGGACGCCAGCAGCAACAAACCAAGCGGGTAGCTTGCAGCTATCTCGGGGTTCAGAAATCATCACGGCCATTCAGTCGCGCCAAGAGATCATTGTGTTCACCGACAACGCTGTGTATGCCATGCAATACCTTGGACCACCTGCTGTGTGGGGCGCAACATTGCTGGCCGACAACACCTCCATCGTCAGTCAGAACGCCGTCACTATCGCATCCGGGGTCACGTTCTGGATGGGCGTGGACAAGTTCTACAAGTACGACGGTCGAGTCCAAACCTTGCGCTGCGACCTGCGCCAGTACATCTTTTCTGATCTTGACAAAGACCAGTACTCGCAGGTGTTCGCGGGCACCAATGAGGGCTTCAACGAGGTCTGGTGGTTCTACTGCTCGGCGGGCTCTACCGTGGTGGACAAGTACGCCATCTATAACTACCTTGAAGACATCTGGTATTACGGCGACATGAGCCGCTCGGCATGGCTGGACTCCGGCTTGCGGGACTATCCAATTGCGGCGACGTACCTAAACAACATCGTGAACCATGAGTCTGGTGTGGACGACAACTCCACGGCAGTACCTACGCCGATTGCGGCAACAATCACATCCGCTGAATTTGATCTGGACGACGGGCACAACTTCATGTTCCTGTACCGCGTCCTGCCGGACATCACTTTCCGGGGGTCTGACGCCGCGTCCCCTACGGCCCGGATGTACATGCAACCCCTGAAGAACTCGGGCTCCGGGTACACCACGCCTCCTTCGGTGGGAGGTGAGAACAACAGGCCCATCACGCGCACCGCAGTGCTGCCGATTGAAGAGTACACCGGCCAGATTTTCACCCGGGTGCGGGCACGTCAGATGTCTGTGAAGGTGGAGAGCGATGGGCTTGGCGTGACGTGGCAGCTCGGGGCTCCCCGACTCGACCTCAGACCTGACGGACGGAGATAAACATGGGCATGTTCAGTCGCGTAACCCCACCTCGGCCAACTGCTGCACCGCAGGAGTACACCACTGCGTTCATGGACCAGATGCAGAACATCTTCAACTTGTTCTTCAAGCAGATCAACGCTGTGCAGCAGCTTAATGTTGCCAGTTTAAACATCGACATCAACACCCTTCCCACTGAAGCTGATGTGGCCAACCTGCGCGTGGGTGACGTATACCGGGACACCACGGCGTCCAACGTATTGAAAGTGAAGGTCTGATATGCAGCAGCCAATGACGGCGGAACAGCTACGCGCTCAAATTGAAGCGGGGCCACGAACACAATCGGCTCTGGATCAAGCCTTTTCCACCTACACGCCAGACCAGTTGGCTGCAGCTTTTCCGGAATACGGTGGGGTCGAGCAATACACTCAAGCCGCAGCAGAGGCTGCAGCACGTAATCAGGCAAATTCCGCACCCACCACAGCCGCGCCCACTACGCCTGCTGCCGCACCCACTGACAACTGGATGTCGGACCAATGGTACAACCCCAACGTCATGCCCGAGAACTTCGACTGGCAGCGCTACGTCGGGGCCAACCAAGACTTGGGTGCGGCAGGGATCGACACGCAAGAAGAGGCCATGCGCCACTACTTCAACTACGGCCAGCAGGAAGGTCGGAACATCGGCGCTTTGACGCCGCAGCAAAGCGGGGATTTATCTCATGAAGATTTTCGTGCTGCTTTAGATGCTTACGGAAAAGCAAACCCGAACGCTCCTGATTTTTTTCTTGGCGTCGGCCCTGACGGGAAAGATGACTACGCCCCAGCCCGTGAATGGATTGACAAGAACTACATCCCGCAAGGCAAGTTCAAGACCGACTACGCCGCAGCAAAGCCTGCAGACAAGTTTGATTTACTGGACGAACTGAAAACTTCAAACCGACCACCAGAGCAACTTGCAAACATCAAAAAAGCTTGGGATGAGAACAAGGACAAGCCATCGGAGATGCGTCGGCTCATGCAGGAGTATGGCGTCACGCTGGGTGATTTGTCTCAAGCAACCGGCGAAACATACAGCCAGCTCAACACTTGGGTGGAGGGCGGGGATGTCCTTGGAGTGGTTGGCTTTTCTGTAAACAAACCCGGTGCCTACGACAAGTACAAGGCGCAGACGACCAAGAAAAACGACCCAAATTCTCAGTTTGTAACCGGTGCAAGCACGGCTGCTTCCCGCGAGGCCGACTTCCGTTCATCTCAGCAAAGAGCCGCCAACACTTTCGATCCTGTTGCCTACGCCAAGGACCCCGAGGCCTACGTCAAAAAGATGCGCGAGCAGGGCGGACTGGCTGGTTTGGTTGCCGAGAAGGCAGCGCCAGCTACCCCAGCTCAAGCAAAGTCTGCTACCACTCAAGCAGCCACAAAAATCACGCCCGTAAACTTTGAGTCGGAGTACAACAGGCTCAAAACAGACCCGAACCTGAACGAAGATCAGACACGGACGTTCCTTACGAGTGCGCTGCAAGACCCAACTATCAAGGCAAAGTTTGGTGATAAGTTGCAGCCAGCGCTGGATGAGTTGAACAAGCCGCCGACTGAAAGAATGCTTGGCCAGATTGGCACTCAACAAAAGGCGCTTGGAGACAAGTACTACCAAGGTGTGTTTGCTGACCCCAAGAAGATGGCCGACATCCTTGAGGATAAGGGTGTTAAAAGTCTTGCGGACTTGGGTCAGAAGGAAAAGTTCAAGACCACCAAGGCGGATGTTCAGTATCGGCTACCCAATGGGCGTGTTGCGACAGATTTTGGTGATGGTACTTATGGTTTTGTTGATGACACCGGCTACAACAATGAAGTTGTTCGCGTCTCTCCCGATGAGATGCAGGCTTATTACGGCAAGTACGTGACGGAGGATGGTGGTGGAGACAGCGGCCCAATCAGTGTTTTCAAGTCGCTGTCTGAGCAAGAGCAGGAAACTTTGAAAGATGGAAAGTACCAAGAGAGTGTTGGTAATGTTGTCATAAACAAAAGAACCGGCGAGGAGCTGACCGACGCCACGCGCCAGCTTGCCTACCAATCCAGCAGTGGCGGGGCCAATAAAAAGAAAAACTGGTTGACCGTGGAGTTCACCAAAGATGGAACCCCTGTTCTAGTGGCAACCCAAGAGAAGGCTGGCCTTGGTAAAGCTTTGCAAGAGGCCGCACCACTGCTTGCTGTCGCGCTTCCATTTGTGCTTCCCGGACTGGGTGCAGCAATCAGCAGTGGTTTAGCGAGCGTCGGCGGTTCCGCAATGGCTGCGGGCTCTTTGGCCAACGCTGCGATAACCCAAGGCATCATCAGTGGTGGTATTGGCACTCTCGGTGGTCAAGACTTTGGGAAAAGTTTTCTCAGTGGTGCTGTGTCTCCCGTCATCGGCGCTGGAATTGGCTCCTTACTGCCTGCCGGTCTTGACGCAAATGCAGTCAACTCCATCAAGGGGGCTGGCACCGGAGTGGTCAAAGGGGCGCTGCAGGGTGGTGATTTGGATGATTTGCTCAAGCAGGGCGTCATTGGCGGGGCAACCAGCTACGGCCTCGGCGAAGCGACGAAGGGCATGAACCTAACCCCCCAGCAGTTGAACATGGCCTCCTCGGTTGTGTCTCCTCTGATCCAAGGGAAGAAGGTTGACCCGCTCAAGGTGCTCAGCTCGGCAATTACGTCGGGTGCTCGGACCGCAAAGCCCAAAGAAGACGTGCCCGGGAACGCAAGGGGCGGCTTGTTGGAAGGCCCCCTGCCTGTTAAAGTACCGGGTAACGCCTACGGCATGGACCCACGTATGTTGTCTGGTATCGCCACGAATATGATGGCAAGGAGCATGTAATGGATGAATTTGATTTTGGCGACATGTCTGGCCTTGACTTTGGCGACTTCGACCTGAGTGGTTTGGAGAACATGGACCTGAGCGGCTTGGCGGACATGGACATGTCGGGCATCGACTTCGGCGACTTTGATCTGAGTGGTCTGGAGGGTCTTGATCTGAGTGGCTTAGAAGGCATGGACCTGAGCAGCGTAGACCTCGGCGACCTTGAGGGTTTGAACCTTGACTCTGCAGGGGGCAACACCAGATCGCTTTTTGGTGGCGGAGAGTCTGGCTACTCGCCCGAGGATCAGCAGGGCCTTGATGACCTAATGGCAAAGTTCAGTGGCGAGGATGTCTCTGGACCCCTGCTAACACCAGATGGGGTTGACGAAAGCTTTACCGGAAACTTGTCCGAAGACGAGTACAACCGATACCTTGAAACGCTTGACTCGGACTACAAGAGCCCGCTCTCTGATTTGCCAGCCCAGCAGATGCAGATCACCCCGGGGAATCAAGAGTCATTCGATAAGAACCTGACGGACATCATGCAAAACCGTGGCGGTTTTACCAGCCAATGGCAAAAGGTTGGCTCGGATCGAGTCATGGTCAACGATGACGGCACTGGTATCGGTATTAATGAAAACGGCGATCCGTATCCGCTGTCCGCAGGGCAAGTTAACAGCATGATCAAAAACGGTCAGCTCAACACTTTTGCATCTGGCTATAACACCGCCACTGGGGGTAATGAAAAAGGTCCGGGCGGCTCAATGGCTGGCAAGAGCGGAACTCCGGGCAAAGATGGCAGCGGAAACAAAAGCGGAACTGGCGAGAAAAAAGACGACTGGATGAAGTACATCATGCTGCTCATGGCCCTTGATGCTATGCGCAACAAAGGTGGCGGCTCCAGTGGCGCTGTCATTCCAAACCTCACAGCCGGTCGCAGCACAACGCCCTACGCTCAAGTTCAGAATGCTCCGGGTTATCGCCCGGGCCAAGGTGGCGTCCAGTACTTTGGCCCTACGGTCTATCGTGCAGCCGGTGGTGGCATCGGTGCTTTGGACGCGGCGGGTGGCCGACTGCTTCGCGGTCCGGGCGACGGTGTTTCTGACGACATCGTTGCGCAGATTGGCGACAACCAGCCAGCACGTCTTGCCGACGGTGAGTATGTGCTCGACGCCCGAACAGTTTCAGAGATCGGCAACGGCTCCACGGATGCAGGTGCTGACAAAATTGCTGAGATGGTGGAGCGCATACACAGCGAGCGCCGCAACGCAAAACGCGGTGAGCCCAGCAACGCCGACAAAAAACTTTTAGCTTGAGGAATAACCATGCCTGATGTAGCAACCCCCACGACACCCGGTGGAACCAACATGCAGGGCTTGGCCGACTGGGCCTCGCCTTACATCACCAGTTACCTCGGCAGAGCGCAGGCCGAAGCGCAACAGCCCTATGAGGCCTACCAAGGACCCCTGACTGCTGGTCCCTCAGCCCTCCAGAACCAAGCCTTCTCTGGCATTGCCGGTCTGACTGTGCCTACGGGTATTGGTCAGGCGGCAACCACGGCGGGTAACTTTGCAACGCAGGCTGGGAACACGCAGTACAACGCGGTTGGCTCTGACTTTGGAACGCCGCAGGCCCAGCAGTACATGAACCCGTACCTGCAGTCTGCGCTTAACCCTGCGATGGAAGAAGCTCGCAGGCAGGCTGATATCTCGCGCATGGCCGACGCTGGCCGACTGACTCAGGCCGGTGCTTTTGGTGGTAGCCGCCAAGCCATCATGGAGTCCGAAGGTCGCCGCAACCTGATGGACAAGCAAAACCAGATGCTGACATCGGGCTACTCGACTGCGTTTGACAAGGCGCAGCAGCAGTTCAACGCCGACCAAGCACGCAAGATTCAAGAGAAGCAGTTTGGCTCCGAGCTTGGGCTCAGAGGTCTGCAGACTGGCATCCAAGGTGCCCAGACACAAGGCCTGTTGTCCGAGGCACAGAACAAGGCTGGCTTGGCCAACTTGCAGCAACAACTCGCAGGCGGAGAAATCCAGCGCGGCATTGCTTCGGAAGGCGTCAAGGCCGATCTGGACGAGTACAACCGTCAGCGGGACGACCCGTTTAAGAAGCTGCAGTTTGAACGCGAAATGATTTCCGGCCTGCCAGTCGGCTCAGTAACAAACCAGACTCAAGGTTTGTCTGGGCTTGCTGCGCTGATTCAAGGCATGGGCGGAGCCGCTGCCCTCAACACTTCTTTAGCCGACAAAGAAAGCCCTCTGTACAAACTGCTTGGCAATCTCGGCTTTAACTTTGGTAGCTGATATGAGCATGAATCTGATCCAAACCCAAGAGCGCCTCAAGGACGTTCCATTGCAGGCCGTCATGCAGTACGTGAACGGCATGAACCCCGAGGTTCCGCCCTACATGGCGCTGTCCGAGCTGGACCGACGCAAACGGATACAGCAGCAGGCCCAAGCTCAGGCACCGCAAGGGACCGTCAAAGATCAGCTTGAGCAGCAGGTCGGCGGTGTTGGTGGGCTGATGCCTCCCGGTGCTCAAATGCCCGGCCAAGCGCAAGCTGCTCCGCAGGGTGCACCCCAAGGCGCTCCACAAGGAATGCCGCCCGGTATGGCTCAGCGTGGTATGCCTCCCGGCATGCCGCCTCAAGGTGCGCCCGTACAAGCTGCCGGTGGTGGCTTGATGTCCTTGATGGGCAATCGCTACGCTCGTGGCGGCATGGTTGCGTTCGCGGAAGGCGATGAAGTTGAAGGTGACGACGGTGATGAGGAATCGACTGGCCCAGTGTCCATGACGCCCGCTGCTGATTTGGCTGAGTACAAGCGCATGATGGCCAGCAAGTTGGGGGAGAAGGTGCGTGCAACTCCCTCACCGTTGGAGCAGCGCAAGAAGATGATGGAGGAAAACCCCGAGGCCTACGGCATGCTCGCCAAAAAACCCGGGGAAGAGTACCTCACTGGCATCCAAGGCATGCTCCAGCAGCGCGAAGCCGAGGCTGAAAAGCAGCGCGGTGAGAACTCCCGCCTCAAGGAGCTAGGCACATACGCAGCCATCTCCAAAGCAGCGGAGGCCACTCGCGGGATGCGCGGTGGCAGAGGTTCCCAGATCGCAGCCATGCTCGGCAGTTTTGGCCAGCAGATGGGCGGTATCGAGAAGGAATCCGTTGGGCGCGAACAGGCACTGCGCGAGGACTTGCTCAAGCGTAGAGAACTCCAGAACGCCGCCAAGTTTGAGGTTGAGAAGCTGCAGATGGCACGGGCCGAGGGCGATGTCCAAGGCGAGCAGAAGCACACGGCCAACTTGGCCAAGCTTGAGAACGCCCTGCGTGTGTCACAGAACAGTCTGCTCAAGGGTGCCATCACTGGTGCTTACGGAGCCGCTGGTAGGGCGTACGCCGCCGATATTGCCGCCAAGGCCAAGATCAAAGCTGCGGGTATGCGCGGTGCATCGGAGAAAAAGCCGACTGATTTGGGCAACATGATCCAAATCGAGTTCGACGCACTGGTAGCCAACGGAGCCGACGCGAGCGATCCGAACACAAAACGGATTGCGGCACAAAATGCTGCACGGGCTCTGAGCAAATCGGCAGGGTCTACTCGCGCCGAAACCGAGCAAATTAGGGACGCTAACACAGAGTTTTTGAACAGGACCATGTTGGACCGGCCTCTAAACAAGCTGCGCACAACCAACCCCCCAGCGTACGCAGCTCGGGTCAAAGAGATACGCGATGAAATTAAAGCCGAGTTTGGCGTTGAGCCCACTGCCCAGCCAAGAGTACAAGCAGCCCCCGGTGCCGCACCTAGCGCAAAGCCCGCCGCGACAAAGCCAGCAGTGGGTATAACCCCCGAACAATTTGATGCGCAATGGGCTAAACTAAAGCCCGGCCAAACACTGGTCGGGCCAGACGGCGAAACGTACACCAAAAAATAAGGGTTAGCTATGGCGTGGACTCCCCCCAGCGATGCTGTAGAGGCGCAAGCGTCCTCTGATACTACCGCCAGCATGGGGTGGACTCCGCCTTCTGATGCCATAGTAGTTCAACCTGCGGCCCTTACAGGCTGGACTCCCCCCGCCGACGCAGTAGTAGCAACTACGCCTAAGCCCGTTGACACCCTCGACGCCAAACTCGCTGCGCAAGAGGCTAAACGCGCCCAGTTTGCTCCGGGCGAAGAGCTGAAAAAGGGTGCCATGAAAGCGGCTACCTCGGACTTGCCCTCCATGTGGGAGCAGGCGGGGATCATGAAAGACGTCGGTGCTGCACTGACGGTCAAGCAGCGCATGGACTTGTTCGACAAGATCGACAAGGGCGAAGTCACCAGCATGGACCAGTTGCGTGGGCTGGACCTGACAACCGGGCAGGGGCGCATGTATCTTGCCGCGCCCCCAGAAACACGCGAGAAGCTCAAAGGGCGACTGACTTCTGAGCTGGCCAACCGCAAAGAGTTCGTGAAGGCGTCCATCGACACAATCAATGCGTACAAAGAAAACGCCAAGAAGTACGCCCCTCGGGTGGAGAAAGCGTCCGACATTGGCTCTGTTACCGACTTCACAAACTTCGTAGCCAGTAACGTCGGCTCTGGTGCCGTTCAGCTCGTCCCACTAATGCTTGCTGCTGCCACAACAGGTGGAGTGGGTCTGGGCGCGATGGGCGTTGGCATGGGCACATCCGAAGCTGTCGGCAACCGCTTGGAGTTTCTACAGAAAGAATTGGCGCAACTTCCCCAAGATCAACGCGCCGACGCCGTCATCAACTACCTCGAAAAGACTGGCGGTACGTCACTGGCCGTTGGTGTTGTGTCCGGTGCGCTCGACACGGTTCTTGGCCCTGCGGCGACTTTGGTCAAGCAGATGGCGAGCAAGACGCTCAAGGATCAGACCCGCAAAGAAGCTGCCAAGGCTGCGGTCAAGGAAGTGCCCAAAACTATTGCTGGCGAGGCTGTCACAGGTGGCGCACAAGAAGCTACTCAGATTGCCGGTAAGGTCGGGGTTGGTGAGCGGGACAAGTTCGCCACCAAAGAGACACTGGTTGACGTGCTCAACGCCGCCGCTGCTGAAGCTGCGGGTTCCCTTGCTGGTGCCGGTGCAAACGTAGGTGTTGCCGCTCTTCGCGCAGAGGGCGCACAGCCCGAAGAAACCAGAGATCGCATTGACCCAACTATGGGGGATTTGGACGCAAAACCTCCAGCGCCCACCACCGAGGCTCGGATTGCTAAGCTGGTTGAGCAGTACCGTAGTAAACAAGGCTTGATGAAGGACGACGCCGAGATGTTGGCGCGTCGGACAGTTGCCGAGCAAGATGCAGAGGCCGCGAAAGCCGCCGAGGCGGTCGTGGAAGAAACACCCGCCGAGACGACAACTACGCCTACTGAAGAAACTCCAACCACTGAACTTGTAACTGAAGCTGCACCGACACTGGAGTCGCTCACTGCCGACCTCATTGACCAAGGGTTGCCGGAAGATGAAGCGCGTGTGTTGGCCCAGATGCGCCTCGACAAAGAGAAGCCCATCGTTACGCAGCCAGTGCAGGCTCCGTCGGCAATCATCAGCCGCGAGGCCCCTCCGACGCTGGAGTCCCTCACCACAGAATTCATCGACCAAGGGCTGACCGAGGACGAAGCTCGCGTTCAGGCCCAACTGTTTTTGGATCGGAGCAAGAGTGCGCCAACTGAAGGAAGACAAGATGTTGCAAGACCTGACGCAGAGCCAAGTGGAATCAGCACTGCAGTACCTGCACCTACAGCCGACGAGCTTTCCACCGCCAAGCGACCTGAAGGAACTAAACCCGATGGAGTGGTTCCTGCTCGACAGGATGCTGGACTGCCTACTGAAAGAGAAGGAGAGCAGCCAGTTGCAGTAGAAGAAACGGTAGAGAGACTAAATGCTTTACCTAGAGCCGTAAATGCAATACTGGGCGAAACTGAGCCCGCTGCAGTAGCCGAAGCCGAGCGGATCAAAGAGGAAGACGAGCGCAACGCCGCCTACGAGGCTAAGAAAGCCAAGGCGCAAAGTATCGCCAAGTCAAATGCAAGCACTGCGTTTGACCAAGTGGGTGAGTACGCCGACATTGATGAGGCACTGGATTCGTACCGCACAAACATGGCAGACACACTGGCGGAAGAAGGGCTCAGAGATGACCCCGACTACGACAATCTGCTCAACGCTGCAAACCGTGCATTTGACGCCGAAGTTAACAAGCAAAGAGGAACCACGACCGATGGCACTGCGACCACTGAAACCGTCCAAACAGAAGAAAAAGGACAAGAAGCACCAGCAACCAAGCGAGGCCGTCCGATAACGCTTACGCCGGAGCAGAAGGCTCAGCGGGATAAAGAGCGCAAGGATGATCGAGCCTCTCGCGGTCGGCACGAGCGTGCAGTGAACAAAGCAGAGACGTCTCTGCAGAAAGCCCTGACCCCGCTGGACGAAGGCGAGTTTGCCAACGACGCCGAGCTCAAAGAAGCTCAGGATGACCAGCGTGCCGAGCGCCGCAACGCGGTCAAAGAACTCCTGCGCGTGTCTGAGGAGTCCGGGCTCAAGCCAGAGGGCAAGCGTGCACGCAAGATTCTCAAGGATGCCAACATCCCCCAGACCGAGATCGACGACATCAAGCGTGGGCTATCTCGCGCCAAGAAAGCGCTATCGGACAAGACCAACTTGCTAGGTCCAGTCTCTTCTACCGAGCGCAAGGGCGCAGCGGTTACCAAAGCAGACCCAGCCTTCGCTGCGTTCAAGACAGGTGCACAGGCCATCGGCCACATCATCAAGACCGGCACCCGGTTCCAGAAAGCCGTCGCCCAGCGCCTGCGCAATTTCGTGCGTGACGTTGAGTTCGTTGTGCTCGAAAAAGATTCTGAAGTCCCTGCGCAGCTTCAGCAAGCCAAGTACGCAGACCAGTGGGAACGGTCACGCGCTCTGTACATCGAGAACTTCAAAACCGGCAAGCGCGTGGTCTACGTACGTGGCGCGTCGTTCGGCAACTCCCAAGGGGCCAATAACGTCACTGTGCTGCACGAGCTGCTGCACGCCGCCACGGTCAAGAAGATCGCACTGGCGCAGGAATACATCAACAAGGGCATCAACCTCAACACTCCGCTGGTACGTGCGTATCAGGACCTGCTCGACACCATGCGGGCAGCGCAGGACCGTCTGATCGAGATGAGCGACAACGGTGAGGTAACCGAGGCCCTTGCTGATTTGTACGACAGCACAGACGGAGACATCGTTGCAGACCCCCGCGAGTTCTTGGCGTACGGCATGTCGGACGAGCAGTTCCAAGAGTTCCTCATGTCTGCCGAGGGTGTGCAGGAAGACACATCGTTCTTCACGCGTTTTGTGGACTCCATCCGCCGCATGTTCGGCATGGACGACTCGGACATCAACGCCCTGTCTGACCTCATCATCGCCACTGACTCTTTGCTTACTTCCCGTGTTCCTCGCAGCGAGAGCCTGCCCGGCACTGGATTGCTGTCGCAGGTCAAAAAGAAGTCGGCAAAGATTTCCGCCGCCGAGCGCAAGCTCCTGCGCAGCAAAGACGCACAGGAAATAACCGACGACATCGGCATACTCACAACACTGCGCGACCCCCAGTTGTTTGTGGATACGCTTGGCGCACTGTGGAGCACGGCTAACGTCAAAAAGCTGCAAGCCCTGCTACCCTCAATCCAGACGAACAACTTGGTGGAGTGGGCACAGAACTTGGGCATACCTGAGCTGGGCCGCACTTGGCGCATGAGCCAAGACATGAGCGCGATGCGCAACAAGATGCTGGCTGCGTCTGCTGCCGTAGTGGACGAATGGCTGAAAATTCAACCCGGTGTAATCGGCAAGCTGCGCGGCAAGAAGAACGAGCTGACTGCACTGGCTGATGTCATGCACTACTCGACCGACCAACGGATCGACCCGACCAAGAGCACCAAGGACCCCGTGCTCAACAAGATGTGGAACGCCCTGAGCCCACAAGCCCAGAAGGTCTACACCGAAGTCCGTGACTTCTACCAAGCGCAGTACGATTTGTACCGTGGGTTGCTCGACGCCCGTATTGCTGAGTCCAGCATTCCCGGCGAGATCGACGATCCAGACACGCCCAAGGGCCAGTTGATGGCGGAGATCAAGAAGGCGTACGAGAATGGCAAGGGCATGGCCCCGTACTTCCCGTTGATGCGCTACGGTAACTTCTGGGTGCGCGTCGGCAGCGGCAAGTCCAAAGAGTTCTACATGTTTGAGAGCCAAGTGGCTCGGGAGCTGTTCATCAAGAAGCGCTTGCGCCAGTTGCAAGACGCTGGAGATAGCCGCACTGAAACACAGATGCGTGAAGACCAAGACCTCGACAGTGGTAACGAGCTGTCCGGTCTGCGCAAGTCCAGCATCGAGAACAGCACCATGCTCAAGAACATCTTTGAGCTGCTCGACGTGCCCGGGGCCAATCAAGACATTGACGCGCTCAAGGACCAGATATACCAGTTGTATCTGACCACGATGCCGGAGAACAATTTCCGCAGGCAGTTCATCCACCGCAAGGGCACTGCTGGTTTCTCTGGTGACGCACTGCGCAACTTCATCACGTCGTCCGTGAACATGGCGAACCAGTTGTCGCGGATCAAGTACGGCTACCAGATGCTCAACTCCATCGACACTGCACAAGCGTCGTTAGATGGAAACCCAGACAAGCCACGGCTGGAGATGCTGGTCAAGGAGATGGGCAAGCGCATCGAGATGGACGTGTACCCGCAAGTGGACAGCCCGTTCCTGAACACCGCAGCCAACTTCTTGAACAAGTCGGCGTTCCTGTACTTCATGACCTCAGTGAAGACTGCCCTTGTGCAGCTCTCGTCGTTGCCTATCTTCGGTGTGCCTGTGCTCATGTCTCGCCACAACCCGTTGCAGGTGGCCAAGGAGATGGGTCGCTTCATGCTGGTCTACAACCAGTTCGGTGTGGTCAAGGACGGCAAGCTGGTGATGCCGACTATCGAGGCATCCAAAGAGATCAACATGAACGCAGACGAGCGTGCGGCTATTGAAGCTATGCACGACCGGGGCATTGCAGAAGTCACGTTGACATACGACTTGATGGACCGGCAAGACAAGCCGACTACCAAGTATTCCAGTGCGTTCAACACCGGGACCAACTTGCTGGGTGCACTGTTCCATCACACCGAGCGTATCAACCGCGAGATCATCTTCATGTCTTCGTTCCGCTTGAGCCGCAACGAGGGGATGAGTGTTGAGGACGCCATCGAGCAAGCGGTAAGCGATACGCACACAGCCCTTGGTAACTTCACAGCCCAGAACCGCCCACGTATCATGCGAGCCCCAGCCGGGCGCGTGCTGCTGCAGTTCAAGATGTTCCCGATGTTCTTGTCTACCTACCTGCTGCGTAACGGGTATCGCGCTACTGCCGGTATGGACGCAGCTACAAAGAAGGAAGCGCGGATTCAGTTGATCGGCACTCTTACCATGTCAGCCTACCTTGCTGGCTACGTTGGTGTTCCCGGTGCAAGCATGGTGCTTGGTGCTATTCAGGCGTTTATCAATTCGATGCGGGACGAGGACGAGGAAGATGATCCACTGGAGAAGCGCGACTTGGAGTTCTGGTTCCGGTCGGTGTACTTGCCCAACCTGTTCGGTGATGTGAAGATCGGCGACCAAAAGCTCGGCGAGGTCATAGACGCAGGTGCTCTCGATTCGCTCACTGGGTACGACATGTCCAGCAGCATGTCCATGAACAACATGTGGATGCCCGAGCTCAAGGAGCAGAAGACTGCACAGGCCACGATGATGGACTACGCCATGTCTCTCTTAGGGCCAAGCGCAAGCCTGTACCTCAAGCAGTTCCCTGCAGCCTACGATGACTTCGCCGCTGGCAGAACGCTGCAAGGGTTTGAGAAGCTGTTACCCGCCGCGCTGAGAAATCCCGTGGTTGCGTATCGGTACTCACAAGAAGGTGCGCGTACTTCCACCGGGGCTGTGCTCAAGGAAGCCGATGAGTTCACAAACGGGCAGCTTGTTGCTCAGGCTCTGGGTTTCCGTACCGAGGGTCTGGCCGCTGTGCAAGAGGCAAACTTCAAAGCCGAGGCGATACGCCAGAAAGTTGTGCAGGAGAAGGGCGCAGTACGTACCCGTCTGGACCGCGAGCTGGAGTTGGGTTCCGACGAGGGTGTGGACGACGCGATGGAGAAGCTGCTGAAGTTCAACGCCAAGAACCCGCAGTCGGCGATCAAAGCCAATGAGCTGCCCAAGCAACTTCTCAACCGCGCCAAGCAACGTGCGATGTCCGATCGCGGGTTCAAGGTGGACAAGGACATGTACCCCTACCTCGCCGAGCTGCTCGACCTATCGCGTGAGAAGATTGAGCGGGAAGCCGCCAAGCCCGAGGAATAAAAAACCCCCGGGCTTGCCGGGGGTGAAAGGGAGTTTCCAGCAGAAGGAGCTAACTTCGTTGGAAGCGTTGGCAACTGCGATGTGACCAACAAAATAAGTGTAGCTCAAACGCGCCACACTCGCAATCCTTTGATGCCGTCCTCGACTACCACCTTCGTGACTACCTCCATGCGTAGGCGTCTGGCTACGCGAGCAACTGTTGTGCGAGCTGCCACGGAGTCAATGCAGGGGACGAAAAACGATCGCCCCTTGCGGAACTTCTGCCAGTTAATCTGGTACGACACTGTCTCGATCTTCATCGCTTGCTGCAGGTTGGTCGATGTGAATAAAGTCGAAGTTCTCGGCGTTGAAGCGTAGCACGCGCACGGCAGGAGACAGCACTTTCATGCCCTTGGCCATCCGCTTGTTCGTTGCTTCTTTGAAGGCCCCGGTGGTCGTGAGCTCGCGGATGGTGTCCTTGTAATTTATCTGGTACTTGACGCAGTAGTCCTTGAAGCTCTTAGCAGCGATGAAGAGTTCCTTTGTATCTGGCTCGTAGCGTACCAGTAACTCTCCCTTCGGCTCCATGAGGGGCAGCGACGTCAGGTTTGTCCGGGCGTCGGTCAGGCCGTTGACCACCAGCGTGTTGGCCATGTGCGCGTTGATGTATTCACCAAGGACAGACGCAGTTGAGTTGAACTCCGCAGGCTTCACATCGCCGCGCATCTCGTTGAGCATTTTGATTGTCCACTCGTAGATGGCACGCATGTCGTAGTCGTGGAGCCCGAGGTTCTTGGCGATCAAGCCACCCGCAATGTTGCAAGCCGCTGTGGCCGACCAAAAGCGTTCTTTGGCTGTGACCTGCAGTTCTTTGTCGATGCGTGCTTGGACTTTTCGGACCAAGTCGGTTGCCGACTCCAAGTTGTTGACAAGCCATTGCAGGTAGACTTCCCCGGCGTGGCCGAAGTTCTGCATCAACTGGTGGTCAAACATGTGCTTGCCCTCGGCTACCGAGATAACTGTGGTGGGGGCAATCTTGTACTCAAGCAGACGCATGTTCTCGCCGTCGGGGGAGTTCTTGGCCGCGCCCAGTTTTTCGTAGAACGATGCGTTCGACGAGGTGAGCGTGATGCCCTGCCACTTGGTGTTGTTGATCCGCATCTCGTTGCTCTGCGACTTCATGCGGTCTTTGCCTCGGCCTTGGCTGATACCGTAGATCAGGTCGGAGAACTCCATTGCCGGGATGTTCGTGATCTCGTCGATCGTGTTGGCCAAGTTGTTCATGACACCGAGGCGGAACATCTTGGAGTTGGCTGTGTCTTTCCAAATAGACGCAAGCTCAGAGGGGTGCCCCACTATGCTGTTGCACACGTACAGTGTGGTTGACTTGCCCGTACCGGAGTCTTTGTGGATCAGGTTGATGATCGCGCCCTTCATGCCGGTGAACTTCAGAAGCGGAGAGCCAAAGCCTGTGAGTGCAGCAAACGCATTGGGCTCCAGCCCCGGCCTGTTGTACATGTTGAAGACTTCCTTCCAAGCGTCCATGTTCCCTTCAGTGCGGATGTTGGCTGAGATTTCTCTGGTCGTTGCAGACGGAGGGCTGTAGAACACGCCGTCCTTGGTAATCTCCCGGTCTCCCAAAATGAACTTGCTGTCGTCGTCGATCCACCCAAATTGTGTCCTCATAATTTCAGCTTTCTTTTTGAACTGCAGGTTCTTGATGAACGTAGTCAGGTAGTTCGACAGGGAAGTCATTTGCTTCGTAGTCGGCACCACGCCGTAATGCGCCAGAACCTCACGTAATTTTTCTTTGACCACGATGGCCGTTGCGGGGACGGCAAACTCTTTGACCCCGTCTTGTGGCAGGTGCAGCCGCATGAGTGCGACCTCGCCCATCTCTGAATGTTTCATGCGCTTGACCACATACAGGTCGTGCTCGTACACAAGTGTCGGCTCTTCTTCGTCGTCTTCCGCCTTCTTGTACACACCGCCGTTCTTGCCCCGGAAGTAGGGGAACGGATACTCTGGAATCCGTACCGTCTCAACAACGCCGTCTTCATCCTCGACATCAACTTCGCCGTCGTCGGCTTCGGCTATCTCCATACCCAGAACGATTGGGGACTTGATCTTGCCGTCGTGGGGGCATCCAGCGCAGCCGCTTGGGTTAAGCTTCTTGAACGTGGCGCAGTGGTGTGGGCCACCGCTCTTTTGTAGGTTAGCCAGCTTGCGGTCTACCTCGGCAGCGTCGTAGCCTGCGTATTGGTCCGACAGTTTGTGCGCAGCCCGTGAGCCATCAATGCAGTGCGCAGCGATCGACAGCGCGGAGAACCACAGGGGCTCGTCCACATCATTCTGGTTTTCGTAGCAGTGCAGCAGTTGGTTGCATCCGTCGCCTTGGGCCGATCGAATCATGATGGTCTGAAACTTCTTGACCTTGTTGCCCATCAGGGCTTCCATCATGGGACTGACCGCACGCGGCAGGAAGTCGGGGACGGTGTCTTTTGGCTCGGGGGCTCCGAGCAGCTCCTTCATTTCTTCGTACGTAAACCGGGGGGTGTCTGTGTTCCACACTTCAACAGACTTGGGGTTTGCCTTGTCCTTGAAGTTGAACGAGCTCAGTGGGCGCAGTACCCGCGACGCCTCGAATACGGACGGGTCAACGATCAGGTTGTTTTCTTCGCACAGCTCACGTAGGCGTTGCGACAGTGGCTCCCACTCGCGGCGGGAGATTGTTTTATCAAGCAGCCAGTAGGCATGTATGCCGTTACCGGAGTTGACCAGAATGGGTTTGGGTAGGCCGACTGTCTTGCAAAAACGGGAGAACTCAGAGAGTCCGATCTGTTGGTCGAGGTAGCCCTTGATGATGCCCTTCTCGTCGGGCACGCCCTTTGTGGGGCCGCAGTCGATGTCCATCCACAGTGCTTTGAAGAACTTGGCGTTCTCATGCGTGCGGTTGTTCTCGGGGCCAAACTTGGCGCATCCGAAATAGGCGTCGATTTTGTTCTGGACAAACTCTTGGATCAGCTCCTCAGCTTCTTCTCGCGTGTCTGCAAACCGCTGGTCTGCGTACCGACTAATCCCCATCACGCAGTACCGGCCTTCTGGCGGCAGCACTGCGTCTAGCAGGTCGAAGTTGTACATGGGTCAATCTAGCCAGTTGTGAGTTTTGTTTTTCAGCGCGGCGATGTGCTCGCGGATGTACCCATGCCGAGAAGGTAGGGGGACACCGTCCCCCTTGAACCAGTTGTAAATCGTCATGCGGCTCACGCCGAACGCAGACGCTACGCGATCTACACTTACGTTGGCACGGATGCACTCACGGCCCAAGGCCACACCCAGAGATTTGGCACTTGCTTGTCTGTTCGCTTGCACCAAGCTCTGGCTGTAACCGTGGCTCATGATTACTCCTCTTTAGTCCATGCGTCGAGCACAGAGTTCAGGTCCTTCTTGCCTTCGGGCGCAGGTGTTGCGGCCTTCTTGCTAGGGCGAACTGTTGGCTCGGACTTCGCAGCTTCTTCTTCTTCGTCCATCAGCTCACCCATCGGGCGGGTTTGCTGTGCAGGGGCGGCAGCTTTGGGGGCTTCCAACTTCTGCTGACGGCCAGACGCATCCGCTTGGTACGGGGTCATCACAACCATCTTGTGCACTTCAGGCTTCTGCACGGCTGCGCTCGTGACTGCGTACTCGTTCTTGTTGATGAACCGCGCTGGAGTGAACAGCACCGACTGGTTGTCGTTGTCTTCGTTGAAGCTGATCTGGGTAACGACGTAGTCCAAGCTCTTGCCGTTGTTGGCCAGATACTTCGCGTAGTTCTCGAACGTGTGCGCGTTGTCGGCACCGCCTTCGCCAAACAAAGACTTGGATGCCAAGTTCATCTGGTAGACCTCGCCCTCAAGCGATGTGCCGAAATCTTCTTCGAGCACAAGAGCCAGTCGGCGGGAGTAGCGGCACGACTTGGAGTTGCCCATACCCGAACCTTTGATGTTCTGTGGGCAGGCATCGCAGCGAGCTGCTTGTGGGTTTTGTGCACCAGCATCTGGTGCTGCGCCGTCATTGCTGAAGCAGTCAGGTGCGCTAGGCTCAGCATCTGGAGTCCATTGTTTGGCGTAGAAGATACGTCCGACTTTGGGGGATGCGCTGACCACGATGGCGTTGAGGTTGCCCTTGATCTTGCCCATTTCTTCTTTGCCGACAACCTTGCGGAAGATGCCGTTTTTGGGCACGATGCGCTTGACGCCGGAGTTACCAGCCAGTTGCTTGGTGAGGTCACTGACACCGGCAGTTTGCAGGAAGTCGGGGAGGCTTTGGTCGATCACTGTAATGTTGCTCATTTTCACTTTTCCTTAGAACGTCTAACAACCACGGTATATTGGCTTTCGACATTTAGCCCTTGCGGGTAAACGTCTGGATTCTCTGAGAGGAAGTCCTTCATGTTGGTTTGATGGAGTCTCTTCTCAAGCAGGCCGAATGCACCTTTCTCCTCGATGAAGCGGTACATTGAATCCCAATCATTCGTCCAGTACCGTGACTTCACTGAGCGGATGATCGTGCCGTGCGGGGTGCGGATGCTGTCGGCATCCATGTCTTTGCAGATGTCCAGCATCTTTTCAGCCAGAAGATTCTGTTGGTCTTCGAGGTCTTTGTCGCCAGCCTCGAATTGTTTTTTAAGTTCGGCGCGGTGGTCGCGAATCTTGATGTAGACCGCAGCTAGATCGCTTACGCTGCGATCTTCGGAGGGAGTTCCCCCCTGAACTTCATCGTTCATATCAGCTCCTTCGTGTTGTGGTGAAGCTATTATATGGCTTCTGTTGACACTGTCAAGCGGTCATCAGAAATTTCTTCACGATAAAGATCAATTATTTTTGAGTGGTTGCTGATGTTGTTCTGCAACATGCTGTAAAGGCGCTGCTCGACTGCACTGCCCTTGATGTGCACCACTGTCATATTGTTCTTCTGACCGGGTCGGTCAATCCGTGCGTTGGCTTGCAGGTAGGTCTCAACACTGGAGACGGGAGCGTACCAGATAACAGTGTTAGCCGCAGTCAAGGTTAACCCGTGGGAGGCCGCTTGCGGCTGGATGATGAGCACCTTTGGATCAGTCTGGTTCTGGAAGCGGTGCACTGCCTCACTGCGCTTGTTCAAGCTCACCTCGCCGTTGATCACGTCGCAGGTTATGCCGTTCTTTTCGAGGTGCGTCTTCAGCAGGTTGATGGTGTGCGTGAACGGCACAAAGACGAGCACCTTGTGTGACGACTCCTCGATCACTTCCTGCACCACGTTCAGGCGGTTTGACACATCAAAGTCCACCACCTCGCCAGTGTCGGTGTAGATGGAGCCACAGGAGATTTGCAGCAGCTTGTTGATTGCCACTGCTGCGTTAACCGCAGAGATTTCTTCACCCGCAGCTTCGATCATGAGCTGCGACTTGAGCAGCTTGTAAAACCCGAGCTGTTGCTTTGTCAGCGGAGCGTCACGCTCTACGAACGTAACTGGTGGCAGGTCAAGACACTGGGACTTCTCAAACCGAATCGCTGGCTGCAGTGCTTTGTGCACTACGTGGATAGCCGTTGGTTTTGGCACCCACTTGTACATCGTCATCTTGTTCATGACGGAGTCGCGAAACTGCCCAAAGAACGGGGGTACGCCTGTGGGGTTCACCAGTTTTGCCAAGCCATACGCGTCGGCGGGAGACTGCGCAGCGGGTGTGCCTGTCAGCATCCACAACCCCTTGATCTTCCGGTTGATGTCGCGCAAAACCTTCCAACGATCTGTCTGCGCGTTTTTGTACGCAGACGCTTCATCTACAACGATCAGATCGAAGCCTCCGTTGATGACCTCGTCTTTGACAATACCGAGCCCATCAAAGTTGATGATGACAAACTCGGCGTTGCCGTTGACGATTTCTTTGCGCTTGGTCCGAGACCCATGGGCTACGGCTACAGTGCGATGCAGAGCAAACTTGAACAGGTCGTTCTGCCACGCTGGCTTCATGATCGACAGGGGGCACACAACCAAGACACGCTTGATTGCACCCACGTTCATGAGGTAGTCGGTCGCCCAAATCACTGATGCTGTTTTGCCAGTGCCCTGCTCGTTGAAGCAGAACGCTTTGCGATTACTAACAAGGAACTCGGCAGTTAACTTCTGATGGTCGAACGGTTGAAACCCGTGAGGGCGGGGCCATTCATATTCTGATAGGTTCATTTTGCTTTGCGCTCTTTCGTGCTGGTTTGGGAGACGAGGTCGTGGCCGGAGTTGCGCTTGAACGAACGGTTAGCTGACGCAGGTACAGCACGCAGGTTTGACTTGGTTGTCGTGCCGCCGTTGGACAGGGCCTTCTTGTGGTCCACGTCCTTGCCGTCGCCTTTGCTGACTTCGCCAGCGGCTTCCATGAGCCGCCGCGCTTTGTTGCGCTGTGCTCGCTTCTTCTTGACAGCTTCAGTGCCGTCATACTGCTCGTACTCTTTTTTGTACGGGCGGGGTTTGTTTACGTAGGGCATGTTGGCTCCTTAGTATTTGTCCATTTGTTCTTTGACGACTCGTCTTACCGAGTCTCTAAACTGCGGGCTGTGTAGCAGGTTTGCTTGCATGTGGGTGTGAAGCATGCTTGAATAGTTCTGCATCTCAGCGTAGATCGTATCCACGATCAGTCGCTTCACGTCGTCATGCAGCTTGATATACGCCGCTGCTTGGGTCTTGTCTTCGTCTGTCATCAATCACTCCTGTTGTGTTCACATTGTTTGACGGGGCAGAACCGGCACAGTGGTCCGGTTATGGGGTTCCAAACGCCATTCTCCATCGCTGCTTCGATCCGGGCAAGGTCTGGGCGTAACTTTGCTACGTAGGCTTCCTTCAGGTCTGCGACGTGCTCGGCGCGTACGAATTCTTTGCTCACCACAAACAGCAGGGCCGACTTGATCCGCGTGATCTTTGGGAAGTGGGCGAATATGGCAGCGGCCACCAAGTCCAGTTGCTGCTTGTCAGCGTAGCGAGCCGACCTGCTAGTTTTGTAATCCACAGAATACGCAAGGCCCTTGGCCTCGTCGATCGCAAGGAAGTCCGCGATGCCCCGCCACCAAGCATTCTCGGCATCGAACGCGCAGGGCTTGAGGTCTTCGGTCAGGCCCATCTCAAACTCGACATGCTTCTCGCCGGGTATGGCAGCAAGCGTATCCAGAAACGGCTGCATGAACGCAAACTTCTCGGGTATCGCCGTGCCGTCCTTGACGAAATCCTCGGCGGCTTTGTGCACCGCTTGGCCGTACATCGTCGCCACGGTGGGCGCGTCTTTTATGTCCCTCGCCACCTTCAAGTGAAAGTATTTCTTCGGACACTGCTGGAATGTCTTCAGGCTGCTGTACGACCATTTAATGCTCATGTGTTGAGTCCTTTCATAACCAAAAGTGTTGTGAGTGCTTGCGTAAGCGATTGATCCTCGGGCACGATAAACATCTCGGTCGTCCAGTCAGGTCCGTGGTTGTTGGGCTTGTACGTAGAGACCTCCAAGATGCGTCCGTTCATCGCCTTCATCACGCCAATACGGAACGAGGGGATGCTGTCACTGCGCACGGTTTCTAATTTGCCACTGCTTAGCCCCCGCATGTCTTCATCGCGTAACGCCCATTGGATTACTCGGTTGAGTAGTTTTCTCATTAACAATCTCCGTAACTTTTACCAAAACCGGACTCACAGTTTAGCGGGAGTTCGGGTCCCCATAACGGGCGTATCTTCATGCAAAGCTCAACGTACTCCTGCGCACGTTCAGCTTCTGCCTCGGGCACGATACAGGCGATCGCGTCATGCACCGTCATGACCACTTTGTATTTCTTGGCAACCATAAGCATTTGCTCGCCGATGATGATCCGCGCAAGGGCTTGGCACACGTTCTCCACCACCTTGCCGCCGTAGATGCGGTTGGGGATGATGGCTCGGCCCTTCTTGGTATCGTAGACGTACTCGGGCTTGCCGTCTTGCTCGTTGGTGGCCCAGCGCAGGTTGGGATACTTCAGGTACAGACCGTTGGGCAGGCGTACGCCCTTCGTGCCATCTACCTTGAGCAGACCGCCTCGGCCAAGTTCGGTTAGCTGGTCGCCAATGACTGCACCGAGGATGCCGTTGGCGGCTCTCCACAGCTCCGTGATCTTCGGGTACGTCTGGCGGTACGTGGCAATGATGCGTTGGGCTTCTTCCAGTTCAACATCCACGCCAAAGTTTTTGAGCTGCGCCTTGAACTTAGCCGCTCCCATGCCGTACCCCGCCCCAAGGATCGTCGTTTTACCAACGAACCGTTCGTCTTTCGTAATCTGCGATACATCCTTGCCGTAGATAGCAGATGCCATGATTTTGTAAACGTCCTCGCCACGATCGAATGCCTCCACCAAGTCGTCTTGCCCAGCTAGCCATGCCAGCGTACGCGCTTCAATCTGCGAAGAGTCCGAGTCGATCATCATGTATCCGTCTGGGGCAATGATTGCCTTCTTCAGCGGAGAACTCCTCGGCAGGTTTTGCAAGTTGAGTTTGTCGTCCCCGCCCCAACGCCCGGTGTGTGCGGCGTAGTAGCGCAGTGGTACGGGCAGCTTGCCTCTTGCAGCGATGGAGATGAAGCGGTCGGTGCGGGTCTCCTCCAGTGTGGACTTTGTGCCAAGCCTAGCAGCCACAAGCGTTTGAACCGTCACGTCTTCGTGGTCCAGCAGCGCCTTGAACTCCTCGTCGTTCTTGGCAAAGGCGTAGGTCTCTTTGCCGGTTGTCGCACTGATCTTCATCGGGGGCACAACGCCATGCGCACGCAGCAGCTCGGCAAACTTCGGGTTGCTCATCAGCTCTTCTTTGCTGTGCACGATGGTGTCCATCAACGCCTGCTTCTTATCGCGCACGGAGATGATGTGGTCGGCGAGCACTTTGGTGTCCAGCTCCAGCGTGGGCTGTGTGTACATGCGCAGCGTCAGGTCAATCAGGCGCAGCTCCGTAGCGGGGAAGCCCTGTGCCATGTGCCGGAACAGTTGGTACGTAATGGCAACGTCGTTCTTGCAGTACTCTCCGTACGTGGCTAGGTGCTCCGGTGTGAAGTCAGCCCGGTGGAACCCTTTGGCATCGTTGACCTCTGTGCCCTTGACGCCCACGTTGTAGTGCTCCGCAAGTACCTTCAAGCTGCCGCCCACCTCAGTGCCGTGCAGTGCACGCCCCATGCTCAGTGTGTCGAGCAGTCCCTTGGGGTGTATGTCGAACAGCCAGCCCATGATGGCCCCGTCGAATGCCGTGTTGTGCGCCAGCATCAACGAGTTCTCCCAGTCGTACTGCTTGAGGAACTTCTCGGTCTGCAACATGGAGCCGCTGAACCAAACTGGCTCGCCGTCATCCTCCTGCACTGATACACCGACCACTTCAAACTCGGAGCCGCGCACGTACTCCTCGGTGGTCATGCGGCTCAGGCTGTACTCGGTGGAGTAGAAGGTCTCGAAATCGAGTGTGATGATTTTCACTGCATGCACTCCGCTATTACGTTTTTGAGGTAGTCGAGGTTGGTCTCGTTGATGATGCAGGTGTAGCCACCTGCCTTGTTGATCTCGCTGAGGTTCTTGAGTTGCAGGGCTGTTGCTTGCCCCTTGCCTGCCTTGGCTTCGATAGCCACGAACTTGCCGTTCACGCAGCACAGGAAGTCAGGCACGCCGCTGTTGCCGTAGCCAGTGCCGATGGGCATGGCGTAGTAGACGTTGTGTTCGGTCAGAATCTTTTTGATCTTGGCCTTGACCTTGGCCTCTGGTGTCGTTGCCATCAGTCAACCCATTCCATGAACGTGTTGCCCTTGTGCTGGAAGATAGCCAGCCGGAACGTCTTGTCAGGTGTTGAATTCTCTTGGGCGCTGTAGCTGCACTGCTCGCAAGTAAACTCGATCAGCATGCCCTGTCGGGCCGGGCTCGGGTTGCAGGTGTCTTGTGAGGGGAACTCGGTTGCTTGTACACTGCGTCCGTCTTGCGCTATCACCGTGGTGGTGTGTGCGCTTTCGCCGCACACAAATATCGTGACGTTCTCTTGGTGGATATTGCCGCCTTGTCCGCACGGGCAAATCAACTCGCCGTAGTTCTCGCTGTCCACCACAGCGGGGTTTAAACCGAATGCCATCTAATGCTCCAATTTGTTTAGGGAACGGTCATAATACCATCGCTCTTTACTTTGTCAACACCCAGACGAAAAAAAGCCCGCACATGGCGGGCTAGTGGTTTCCCTAACAATGTTAGGCGTTAGATACCGAGTTCGCGCTTGAGATACCACAGCGCCTTTTCTAGGTCTTGCCTGCGGTTGCCCTTGTGGTCTGAGCGGGTGATGTACTTGACCACGTTGCCGAGGTTGTACCCGAGCTCTTTGGCTTCAATGAAGTCGATGGTCTCGATACCACCGTACTTGTAGTGTGCAGGGTGGTTCACGGGGTCGTGCTTGGGTTCGATCATTTCAATCTGCGGGTTCACGATGGGTTTGCTGGACGTTACGACCTGCGTTGCCTCCCACTTCTTCGGCACGGGGCGTGATGTTCTGGGCACCGGCACCGTCTTCTCTCCTGCTTTTTTCATGCCGTACTTGATTACTGATACGTGCTGCGCGGTGGTGTTGAACATTTCGGCTACCTTCTTAGGCATAGCCGTTGGGTTGGCTCGCAGGTACGTGCGGATTTTTGCGGCGGTTGAGTCGCTGTGTTTGATTGCTTTAGGCATTGTTTGCTCCAGTCTGTTGGTTAACGTAGTTCACTAAAATCTCCCTGATCTTGGCTTGTTTTGAGTATTCGTGGTGCTTGTCAAAGTAGTCCAGCACATGCACAGGTAGCCGTAGGCTTGTGCACAGCAGGCGTGGTTTCTTGCCGGGGCCTCGCCCCTTGCGTTCTTTGGTAGGTTCAAGTGCTTCTTTGTTCATAGCAGTGCTTCGAGTTGGTTAGTCGTTGGCTTCTTTCTTTCGACGGTAGACAGGTGCATCAAGTTCAACACCTTCGGGTCGGCCCGATCGAACGGCCACCATGCGTTTGTCACGAGGGCGTGGAGTTGTTCCCGCTGTGACTTGTTCAAGCGTGATGAATGTGTGGGTGTTGCCGCATTCTTTTCTGCGCCAGATTTCATTGGTGTCTTCATTGGTTCTTGTCTCCAGTGTGCGTGTCCATACGCCGCAAATGGGGCATTTCATATTTCATGTTTGTTGAGTTGTGGTTTGATGTGCGGCGTGGCTCGGCTGTAGATACCGAACGCCTTGTAATCTGTGCTTGCCGCAGTACCCTTAGCTCTGAACGCGGCGTCTTGCATGAAGATGCTCGGTTGCTTGTTGTGCGCCCAGTGGAAGGGGGAGTTGGGGTGGCAGTTGCAGGTTTGTTTTTTCATGGTGCCTTTCAAAACGAAACAGTTTAGTGCGGGGTCGTATCGCGTGATTGCAATGGTGTCGATCATGTCTGACCTTGGTTGAGGTTCTTGCGTACCTGCCGAACAGCGTCACGGTTTAAGCCCATGTTGAACACGCTGTTCATACGGAATGTTTTGTTGCGCTTGTGTTCACTGCGCTTGCGGTTCTCCCGGATATCGGGCTTGGGCTTCTTCTTATCTTCCTTGTCTCCAAGCATGAACACCGCCCGTGGGTAGCGCCGCGCATCATCGTGCTCGTAGGTCCAGTCGGCAACGTGGATGCGCTTCTCGCCAGCCTTGGTGCGCTTGTTCATGCGGTTGAGCACAGCATGTGCATCGTAGCGTCCGATGTCGGCGTAGTCGGCAAACTCCTGCGCAGTTATGCGCTTGAACTCCGCGAACGCTTCCAGCGCCTTGATGACATGCATGCCTGTGTTGGTTGTTCCCATTACGCGCTTTTGCTCCTTGCCATATCAATCAATCGGCTCATTTGGTCTGCCCTGAGTGTCACCACCCAAGGGGCCGGGTCAAATACTTTACGCCCGAGGTGGTCGTCCATCGCGCACCCCTGCAGCATTGCCAACAGTACCTTTGCCTCAACGGCGTCCAGAAATTCTTCGTCAGTCATGTGTTTCCCCTGTTTCGGATGGCTTCGGCGCAGTCCAAAGTAGCTGCCTCCCACAAAGATTCGTTATCTAGTGACATGCGCTCAGGAGTGGGTAAGCCATCACACACCTTTGCACACGCCTCACGCTCATCAGCACGGACAAGGGCGACAAAGGCTTTGAGTTCTTGTGGGGTTGAACCTGTCTCGTCGTAGTGGCCGCGAATTGAAACGCCAGCCTCACGGGCCAGTTCAGTCATTGTTCTCATGTGTTCTCCTTAATTTTGGTTGTAAAAGTGCTCTGCCAGTTCACGGGCCTTGTGCTTGTTGACGCCTTCACGGACAAGATTTGCCGTGACCATTTCCATCCATGATGCGGGTGGGGTGGTTGTGACTTTCGGTGTAGCCATCAGCTTGTTGCCGACCCATTCGACAAGGCCAACTTCAAACGCCACAGGCTCTTGCACAGGTGCTGCAAGGGCTTGCTTGAATATCTCATCCACCCGCTTTGCAAACGATGATGTCTCCATGTGGTATTCCGCAATCAGATCATCCAGCGCCAGCTTCAGTGCTTCGTCTTTGGTCATGTGTTCTCCTCACCCATCGGCCACAGGTAGTTGGCATTACGCAAAATGTCATCAGCCAACTTGCGTGCCGCGTCCTCCGGCAGTTGGATAAAAACGCCGCTACTCGTCGTCACGACTACGCAAGGCACGCAGTCTTTCTCATGTGATGCGCCCACGGCGACGTAGTTATTTGCAAGGTTCATAAACAGCTCCTCAATGTCAACAGGCCCAGCATCAACACGATGAAGGCCCACAGTATCCAGATCAACTGCCCGTCAGCCGGGGTTGGTTTGTCTTCGTCTTCGTTCATGCCTCCCTCGCTTTCAGCATGGCATCAGCGAGTGCATAGCAGTGCTTTGCAGTCCGAGAATAGAAGTCGTCTGTTACTCCGATGCCCAAGTTAACAGAAGCAAGGGCTTGACCTGCAAAGTAGTCGCGCAGGGTCATGCCGTTGTGTAACGACTGCACTGCATCTTCTGGGGTTAACGGGTCAATCAGACCTGACGGAAACGCTGGCCCACCTGTGTTTGTATTGCTCATTTGATGATCCTCATAAAAGCGCCGCATCGGGCGCACTTGTACATACCCGACCCAGTGATGGGCTCCCAACGGTGTTTGCAGTCGGTCATTCGCCCCTCCATGAACTCGCCAAGCGTTCTTTCAACAACCCGATGACGGGCAGTGCAATCTCGTCATACACGCCGGGGTCGGTCTTCATGATGACCTCGATCAGGTTGAGGGCAGCTTCCAAGGCTTTGCCGTCTGCATCAAAAATATCTTCGTTGTTCATATTTCTCCTGTTGTTTCTAGTGCATACACAACGCGATCGTGGATGTCCCGCAGAACTCTCTCCATGTCGGCCTTGTTCTGGTAGCGCACCTCGGCAAACTGCCTGACCGTCAGCAGCATGTCAAACGCCTCGTCTGCGTGGATCGCTCGTCGGCATTTGTCAGTGTCTTCGGGGTAGTTGAACTCTAAGATGGCTTTCATTTAAGCCGCCGCAGTGGGTTGATCCATGCGGGTTCTTTGTTCACCACAGGTGGGGGTGTGATCTTCTCGCTGGGTGGACTCCACCCATACTTGCGCCACAGTGCTTGCACGTCCGACCCGCTACTCCATTTGAAGTCGGGGTGGGTCACGGGTATCCACGGGATAGTCGTCTTCATTCGCTTGCTCCTTCTTCGTCTAACACAACAACAAACACTTCGCCGCTTATTCTGCAGCCAGCATTCGTCACCATCTGCCTGTACTCGACCAGCTTCAGCAAACCCAGTCGGCCCCGTATTTGTTCGGGGAGGTCATTATCATCAAACAGTTGTACGTTGTCACCTGTTTTAACTATGTACTTACCCTGATCCAACACTACAAGCGCGGCGTTACCTGCACCGTACTTGCTTCGCACTTCCTCGATAGTGTCTGCATCCAAAATCTCCTTGTCGTACTTCTCTAACATTGTTAGGTTGGCTGGCGCATGCACCTTGGAGAACTCCTCGAACGCTTCGCGAGCGTGGTCCATAACAAACACAAGGGATGCAGTCTCTAGCTTGTACTTGACCCCCTGTATGGCGTGGCTTGATCTGCTCACAGCGGAGTCGATTGCTTGCTTTGCATCAGTTTGCGCTTTCTCAAGTCGCTCGTTGACGTTGCGCTTAACAAAGTACTTCTTGATGGCACCGAGCGCACGCTTGTCATTGCTCGTTCGCATGACCTCTTTGTTTATGCGGTGGTTGGCTATAGCCACGCCGTGGTTACCACGGAAATAATCCGCCTCTATGTACCCCAGCTTCTCACCCTCGCAACTGACGTGGACTGTCTTGGGCGTAACTGCGCTGGTGTCGTTGTAGACAAGGTTCTCGAACTGAAACCGCCATGTCGGGTTGGCCAAGTAGATTGTTTTGAACAGCTCGCCCATCATGGTCGATCTGAACTTGAAATCGCCGCCCCAATTGGGATACCGTTGGTTGATCCGGTCCAGTGTTTGGGGCTCGAACGATACGTTGGGCATGTCGCGTGTGTTGAATATCATTGTGTTCTCCTTACCATTCAAACTTCTTGAGGATGTTGTCCACCTTGGACTTCAGCTCGCTTCGTGCATCGCTGCTTTCCTTGATGACTTCAATGTTTGCCCCTAACATTGTTAGCTCTAACTGTCTGCGAGCTTCTTCGAGCAGGGGGTTGTTGGTCACGTTCAGCTTTGTCAGCAGCCCGCATAGCTCCAAAGGGTTACTGATAAGTGAGTCGTGGTAACGCTTCTTGGCGTCGTCGCCTTCAACGTCTGTCAGCTTCTCCGACATGGTTGTCAGCATGGTGTGCAGTCGGTTCCACGGCTCGCGCACTGCGTCAGCCAGTCGCTCCTTGAACTTGTCCTCGAACTCGTCGCGCATCTCTGCCAAGTCATCCGCAGGTATGTCCAAGCGGAAGTCACCTGACTCGGGCATGGGGTTCACTGCTCGGCGAAACCCGAACTTGGCTTTGACTGTCTCCAAGTCTGGGTAGTCCTCGGCCTTGTACATCGTGCCAAGATTGTTGTGCGCCTCGCCCACCAGTCGTGGGTACTCGACAAAGAAGTTGTGGCACATCATGTCGAACGTACGCTCGTAGTCATTCATGGTCTGCTTGTATTCCATGAACAACTTGGTCGGCAGCATGCGCTCGCCTTTGTCTGCCCACGGTAGGGTGTGCTGGTTGTGGTAGAGCCGAACGCGAGCCGCGAACTTCTCGATGTCTTTGCGCAGGCTCGTACCTGCAAACAGATTTTTCTTGGTCTGCGATGCCCCGGCCACTGCCGATGCGTCTGCATTCACTTTGTCCGTAACCTCTCGGTCGATCTTCGACGCAGGCCACACACTGATGTTCAACTCAACTAACACTGCTGATGCACTGATACTCATTTGGTTTCTCCTAACATTGTTACTCGGCCACAAAGAATGACCGTTCCCATTATTTTTTCTCTGGCTTGCCAGCCAGCTTCGCCATGCGATACAAGTCGTCGCTCATAATCTCCATGCCGAACGGCTGATCGTTTGCATATACATGGAACGTGTGGTCAACTCCTTTCTCTGCGCGATCTTCTTCGCTCACCCACTTGCGTTCGTATATCTCAGCACTCTCAAGTGCCGAGGCCAACTGGAATGCTGCTTCCTTGGTCATGACCAGCTTCTTCCAACCTATGTCAACCACAATCATGTTGCTCTCCTCAGTTTTTGATGTGAATTGTTTTGCCGTTTGAAGCGACACTTGTGTTGCCGCCCGTGATAGCCCACATGACCGGAGCAGTCCAGTCACTGCCCCAGTCATTGCCGACATAGCCGTCTGTAAGCATGATGATGCACTCAGGGACAATCTTCTTCTCCTTCAGATACTCAGACATGCAGCTTGGGCTTGTGCCCCCGCCACCCTTGGGTTTGGTAGAGCTAACAATGTTAGATACCTCGGCGTCGGCATACTCCTCGTGCGCCGCCACTTCGCTGTCCCAATAGATCAAGTCAACCTTCTCGGGGTTTACTTCTTCCGCGATACCCTTGACCTCGGACAGAAACTCCGCAAGCTCAGGCCCACCGATCGAACCCGATGTGTCGATACCCACAACGATGTGGCCCACCTTCTCACCCACCATTGATGGCATGTAGATACCTGTGGACAGGAAGCGCCGGTTGACCCTGCGCCAGCTCGATGTGTCCTTGGCTCGGCACACTGCTTTCACATACTCACGCAGCTCCTCGCGCCAGTTGACCTTGGGCTCCATCAAGTCTTGCAACTCGCGGTCGAGTCCACCCGCACCCTTGCCGTTGATCTTCTGGTGTGCCATCAACCCCTGCCGTATCGCTTGGTCGATGTCACGCGCCAGCTCCTTCTTCTGCTCGTCGGTAAGTTCCTTGGCCCCATCCCAGTCGTGGTCGTCGATACCGCCGCCACCGTTGCCCCCACCACTGCCTTCGCCGTCACCGTCGCCGTCGCCTCCGGCATCCTTCTGCTCTTGCTTGAGAATGTCGTACACCTGCTTGGTGTTCATGCCACGGAACCTCTCGTCGATCAAGCCCATCTTCTTGCCAGCGTGTGGCCCATCCCTGTACATAGGCATGGCGATGACGTTCTCGCTCGGGTCGAGGTCCTTGAGCATCAGGTTAATAACGTAGTCACAAGCCTGATTGGTTAAGTGCGCATCTTCGGCGTGTAACTTCGCCCACGTAGTCATGTGGCGGTACATCTTGTGCCCTGCCTCGTGTGCAATCACAAAGGCAAGCTCGGGGTCGCGCAGCTTGCGCACAAACTCACGGCCATAGGTCTCGTCACGACCGTTGGTACATGCAGTCGGCACATCGTCGGCTACCTTCGTCTTGCCCACCATCAAGATGCCTTGCAGCAATGCGAACTTGGGATGTCGCATCAGGGTGATCTTGGCCTTCTGAACTTTGCGTTCCTCTAACATTGTTAGCTCCTTGTTTAAAACTCAATTTCGATATGACGAACGACTCTGAGGATGTAGTCGGCATGGTTTGAATTTCTTTCCTCAATGTCGTCGGTCTCTTCCCCGATACGTGCGAACTCGCAAGCCCACGTACCGTCTACGCACTTCTCCATACTTGTGAACCTCTCCTCGAACTCGTTGAACGCCTGCACTTCGGGGTAACTCTCGTACCACTTGTAGTCGTCCACACGAAACACGAACCCCCACCTGCCCCGTGGCTCCTCCCACTCCTGTTCTAGGCAGTCAGCTAAGTCCTTCGGAAAGTTTTCTTCGACGAACAGCTTCATAAGAGGCCACTCGTCTTTCTTGTTGGTGTAGAACACCGCAGTTATCGCGCTCCTATACCCCATGTCTTGCTCCTAACATTGTTAGCTCCTCATGTGTTGTTTATCTTCCTCTGCTGTTAACAGCAAAGTAACGAATCCGAGCACGGCGTAGTAGTCGTGCCCTTCGTACAGCACCTCTCTCGTTGGTGATGTGTTGATGTCTGGCCTGTGACCCCACCGGATCAGAGTGAACTGATACGGGGGTGCCTTCAGACTAAACACCTGCTGTGCTATGTCCAACTGATAGCTCCAGACAAGTTGCTTGAGTTTGCGCATCTTCCACTCAAGCTCCTCCCACCCAAGCGGATAGTTCTGCATTGCTATGCTTGCGTACAGCATCTCACAGCAGGTCTTGGTTCTTCGCAACCCAGTCCGAGAACGCCTTGCAACTGAACGCAATGGCTTGCTTGGATGGTGTACGTGCGATGTTGATCGCAAAGCATGCTTGC